GTCTGTGCAGTAATAGGGTTCTTCCAACGTCATGTGTCTGCTTCTTGATACGCATCAGCATACGCTTCGGGCGGTTTACTCGTGTCAGACTAGTTGGAAGGTTTGGGGCTAGAGAACCACATATCCCTCAACATTTATAGTATGCCATAAAAAAAGACCCTTGTGTAGGGTCTTGTGACACTTTGTAATGTGGATCCAGATCTGGGTCATATTCTGGTTCTCTTGGGTCTATGCGTGGATCCCAGTAGAAAAACTGGCACTGATCCAACCGCATGTGTATCAATGGTCTGTTAAGCTTCATATTAATTAGGATTTGATGTGGTCTTGTTAGTATATGATATAGAACCAGTTGGAGTGATAACCTGACACTCAATAAAATAGTCCTGATCAGTCAGTGATGTATTGAGTGGGAACCAAGCTTGTGCTTTCTCTGTTGCTAGTGCTTCAGATCCAAACTCGTAGAATGTCATATCATTATCAAATACTTCACCAATCTCATCCTCATCAATGTAATCTGCATAATATGTCTTGACTGTTGCTTTCTTAGTAGAATCCAATGCTAACCATGTCTTCAAATCAATGAAGAGTACATACTTATCCTTTTCTTTTGCATATCCTGCAATGATTTCATATAATCGCAATGGGTTTAATGATACTAACATTATAGGTCACCTTGCTCAATAGATCTAATCAAATTATTAACGTATGTTTCACTGTCTGTCTTCACATCATCAATTGGGTCACCAAACATTTGTCTTACTTGACGTGAGTATACATTAGCAAATGCATGTGGTGGTTGAGTTCTTATCTTCAATGTCATATACATTGCCATTCTTTGATTCCAATTAGACAATGTATTGACCGTTGGCTTCCAGAAATGGAAATCATTATTAGTTAAGTAATCATCACTCCTACCCATGTCACCCCATTTAGTAGGGACATTCTCTTGATTCTTTCTTGCAATATATTCTGTTGGTGTAATTGGGAACCACACATCATATGCAGTAACAGCTCCCTTAGTAAGTATATCACGTAACCACTGACGGTATGTTACCCACAATGCTTTCTCATCAGCATCAACAGTATAGTCTGATTGCATAATATAATCAGAGTCTTCAAGTAAGAAGTTACGAATCAATCTAACCTTCTCAAAGTTTAGATCATTCTTAAGAGCAAACTCACGCTCCATTGCTTCTTCAATAGCAACATCAAGTGTCTCTTTATATGATAAGAATGCATCAACTAACTTATCTCTTAAATCTTGAGCAGCAACTGGATCTAATTGTGTTACATCAAACTCATATGATACCCACTTACCTGTGTTTTCCTTATAATTTCTAGTATACTTATTCCTAGTAACATGATAAGTGTCGTCTTTGAATGCAGAGAATACTTCTAGTTTATCTCTATCACTATGCCATAGAGGATATAGTAGAGGGAGAATAGTCTCTGCCCAATACTTATCATCAATATTCTTAGTTGAGTTCTGATATGTTATCATCTGACTTATCACATTCAGATATATTAACACATTCTGATTAACAGTTGCCATTTTACAAATAAGATTTCCTATCTATTTAGAACGCTTTAATAAGGTACTTGCTACGCATGTACTTCGTAACTAGTGGTATGGGTTCTTCTACTTGAGCAGCAGAAGTTACTGAGAGTGGAGTAGAAGCTGATAAAACAAATGTACCATCATTAAGAAGTATTTGTGTTGAAGCAGCAGGTACTTCTCTTCTTACCTCATCAATACCAGTGTCAGTTCCACATGTAGTACTACCACTATTAATATTACCTGGTATTGTAGCACTAGATGATGGTGTAAACTCATATATTGTTGATGGATTATATGTTATAACCATTTGAGCTATACCATAGTTATCATTAACAGCTGTGTCATCACCACCACCAGTTCTATCTTGTATTAGTTCAAGATAGACACCACCACCACGCATATTAGCATCAGTAGGTACATTATATTGATATGTGTGCCAATTACCATCATTATTAACACTGCTGAGTACTAGACCATCAACCAATGTCTTTTGTCCATCTATTGTTGGCTTCCAGTACATCATTAAATTCTCTTCTGGAAAATCTCCACCATTACTACCATCACCCTTAATAATATCAAAATATACTGTATTCCAGTCATTTGTATTAAGTGGGCCAATAGTAAGAGATCTATCACCAGTACCACTGAATTTAATTATCCTAGTCACTTTACTATCATGATCAGTAAGTGGTGGGATCTGGAATGTACCAGTAACAGGAGTTAATATCTTTACATTATGTTCATCAGTACCATTACCAGCATCTGCCCATATAGCAGCTGTACCACCTGACACAGGATTTGTATAAACTTTATCGGTAGGATAATTATCTACTTGCCATGACCTACCAGTTGCACTGGTATATCCTGTAATTGGATTAGATCCTGGTTCTGGTCTGAGAATATCAACTTTAACATATCCAGATGTTCCACCACCATTACCACCACCTGAAGCTCCACCAAGAGTTCCACTTACAGCAGTAGAAAGATCTTGTGTAGCATCAGTTATCTCAAGATTTAATTCAGCACCTGATCCACCACCACCTCCAGAATTACCCCATCCTGCAACCTTTCTGTGAACTGTAAACTTAACATATCCAGCACCACTTGATCCTGTAGATTGAGAACATGTTAATCCCTGTCCTGTTCTATAAGCAGATCTTCCAGTACCACCACCAGTACCACCACCAAATGAACCATGTCCAGCACCAGCACCACCGCCAGCTCCACCAATTCCAGCACCGTCTTGACCACAGCCACCGCCGCCGCCTCCACCTGATCCAGCAGTACATCCTTGCATACCACCAGGTAATCCATTATCAAAATCAATAGCATTACCAGCATAGAGACCATACGCTGGACCTGAAGCATTACCACCAGGATAGCAACCATCAGAAGCACCACCATTACTACCACCACCTGATCCTGCACCTGCACCACCACCTCCAGCACCCATGAGTGGTACTCCACCTAACCAAATTCCAGATGCACCACCACCAGCTCCACCAGTAGCACCATTTCCTAATGCACCACGATATGCACCACCACCTGTTGCAGCTCCATGTCCTACATTACTATTAGCAACTTCAATAGTTCCATAAGCACCTTGGTTCCATCCATTTCCACCTTGAGTACCAGCAGTATATGAAAAGTTAGCTGATCCTTGATACCTAGCATTTAATTTACTTCCAGGTTGTGCAGTACCACCAACTGTTGTACAACCAGAGTTAGCATTGTTGTTACCAGCTCCACCGCCACCACCACTCATTTCAATATCAATATATTCAATATACTGAGCATCAGAGAAATTAGTGGTTCCACTATTTACTTGATTAGTTCCTTGAGCTCCACCAGTATATGGTCCATAAACCTGATCAGTTTCATTTTCAAATGATTCTGAAGCACCATCACCACCTTTACCATAAGCATATTGTTGTCCACCACCAACTCCACCTACCTGAGAACCTGCATTACCTGAACCCCCTTGCATTCCTGATCTCTGAGTAATAACACATCTAGAATCATTAAGTAATACAGCTGGTATGGTAACACTTCCACCTTGTCCACCACTACCTCCACCATTACCTGACGTTCCACCTTGTCCACCTGAAGCTTTAATAGTATATGATTGAACACCAGCTCCACCATCTAAACTAAATGTTACCTCTGCATCTCCACCATTTCCACCATTTGATGATGTAGTAGCACCACCTCCACCAGATCCCCACAGTTCAAATGATAATCTGGCACATGGTGTACCAACAGGAGCACCTTGAGAGAAATTCCATCCAGCATCAGGTAATTCTATTGGCCCACCATATGCACTCTCAAGTTGTCCCTCAATAAATGTAATGATAGGTTGATTACCAATAGTAGCATTAGCATCAACTACAAATGCACGAGGTGGCTCTTGATATGGTACTGGAGTAAATATTCCATCTGCTTGTCTAATAATACCACCAGTTGGCCAAACTGCACCTGAGGCTGGCATTGGTGTCTTAGATGCTGTGAAATCATCAGTACTAATAACAGTTTGTATATCGTAACTACCATCCCAGTTACCACCAGCACCAGTAATTGTTATCCAATCAGCATCAGATAATCCATGAGCATCATTACAACTAACAGTAATAATAGTACCATCACTCACAACACCAGCAATATCAAGTGGTGGTGCTTGAGTAATCCTATATTTCTTACATGTAGCACTAGGATCTTCAACTGCACCAATTCCAGCAGCATTACCAATAGTTGCTGTGTATGAGTTAAGAAGCCTTTGACCAATCAATCCATGTGAATGACCATATGGTTGACCAACACCTTGATCACTTGTTGGAACCCACTCTACAATTGATCCACGTGAATCCTGCCAAACAGTAGTTAATGTATCTAATCCTCCACGGAATACTCGTGGAGTATTCTGATCCATTCTTGAATGTAATAACCAATGATCATGTAATGGTGGTCTTGTTAAAGTGTAGTCCTCCATTGGACCAACAGTATACTTCTTTGATCCTGTTAAATTAGCTTGAACAAATGTTTCTACCTGATCATAACCAGTTGTTACAACATCACCTATAGTAAAGAATACTTGAGGGTCATCAATCCTATCAATAGGTATGTACCATTTACCACCAACATCACCTATATCTAAACTAGTTCTATTTTCAACTACTGCTGATCCACCACCTTCAATACCATTACCAAATCCAAGTACTTTATTCTCTCTATAATCAGGTACTCTAAACGTACCAATAACATGTGGTAGGTCTCCTCTATTATATGCTTTACCAAACTTCCATGCAGGATATACTGTTGCACTAGTTAAATCAATAGTAAATGTAGTTTGATTGACTGATGTACCATCAAACTCTTCAAGAGGACTAGTATCTTTTACTGCTTTATAAACTGTCGTAACAAGAGGAGTTGACGACATTATAGTTGGTTGATCATTCTCAACCAAATAATAAGTTGTATCTACTGTAAATAATCCAGTTGGAATATCTCCTAATGCAGTGAGTTTAAAGTATGATCCAGGTGGGTATGGCATTTTATTATCACCACTTACACCTGTATCATTTAATATCTCAAAGTATAACTTATCAGTATCCCAGAAGATTTTCTGAACAGAACCTGGAAGCTGTGCATTATTAGGGAATGTAGCATTATTATAAATCTGTTCATTCTGTGACTTATACTCATCACCTATGATCTCATATAATAATGGGAAGTCTCTTATTTGATACTCATCACCATCACAGTAAAGATAGTCAGTATAAGAGAATGCTGGATCTTTTCCATCACCCTCATACCATAAACCAGACTGAGCTTCCGAATTCTTATCACTAAGAACAGGTAGGATAGATCCTATACTTACATAAGATCCCTGCTTATCAGTATAATAGTTTTTATATTTTGATCTATAATTTGCCATCAGGTTTTAATTAGAAACTCGCATATAATATACGGTTGTATAAACTCATCTGCTTTTGGATCTGTATTAATAGAGATATTAATAGTAGATTTCAATCCAGTGTTGGCAGATATTTCTACAGATTCTGTCACCATCTTATATGTATGTGGTTCTTCCGAATCAAATGGTAATCTATGTCTGTGCTCTGCATTATTTCCAAACTCACCAGTTCTAACATGTTGGTTAGCTGCAGCTCCATATCCAAAACGATCATAACCACTTGGTGCAAACTGCTCATTAGAAAATGGTACTGTATAGAAAGAATAGTTTGGTGTTAAAGCTCTCTCTGTTGGTGGATCCTCACCATTAATACTTCCTATATTCCACCATGACTGTTGACAATCTTGATGCCAAGTACCAGTATAAGTTATATTACCAATCGTGGTATATGATGTTGCACTTCCACCATGATTACATCCTGGATTGTTACCAGATTTAAATCCAAATGCTTTGTCTGTATCTGGACATCCTGTACCACCTGGTGCTGGCCATAAACAATATCCTGAAGACATAAAACTTTCACAACCTGTCCAACACATTCCCCAAGCCCAATAGTATCCATTACCAGGATATGATTGATCATTTGGTGGATTTGATAAGTATGTTGCATGAGCATAACAAAGATTCTGTCTTGTATTAGCAAACCAAGCACATATCTCTAGTGAGCTTCTACTTTCAATATGGTTCTGTGCAGGACTTGCAAACTCATTACTATTTTTATCTACCTGTCTTATTCTTGTAGTAGTTGAGTGGTGAGCATGAGGTTGAACCATTTTATTAGTAATCTCAGCTGCATAAGTATATGCACCAGCACTACGAGTAAATGATGGTTCTCCTCTCAAATCTACTGACTGTGATGGTAAGAAAAATTTACCAACATATGTAATTTCATATGGTGATGGTATATTCTGTATCACATCCAATGCAACACCAGCCTTAACAATGTCATTGTCATTTGCATCCTTAACATACAAATGATTATACTGACCAATATTAGAAGAAGAAGTCGCTCTAATATGTTTCTGTCTTAAATCAGGTAGTTGAAACTGATCAGTAGTTAAAGCTTGTGCTGACTTTCTAAACCTACATCCTGTTCCAGTACCTAACATCTCTGCCAACACAGGATATGTGTTCTTATTTAATACAGATCCATCACATCTCAAATAACCTGCTGGTAAATCAATCTTATTGACTCCTGTAGCTGGATCATTCTCCTCATTCATCTTCTTAGGAAAATGGATAATAGTACCAGTCAATGTACCAATCTTTGATTTCTCTTTGTTGTAGAAGACTGCCATTAATATGCCCTCATTATATAAATCATAGTTAATGAAGGAGTATTAGGATTTACAGCTATATTTAGTGCTGTATCTACTGAAACTGGTGCAGCAGTATTAGTACTGACATTATTAACCAAGAGGGTTTGTGGTAATCCTAAACTACCACGGTTCATAGTAATTTCAACAGCATCATGAGTATGAGATCTTAGATCCATAGATGCCCATTCCTCTGCATTATGATCTAATGTTGTTGCATAAGTTTTAAATGTATCTGGATCATAGGTCTGCTGGTTTGTATGTAATCCTTGTCCACCACCACGTGTTACATCAATGTCAGCAGAATGATGATAGTTTCTATTTCCACGATAAGATCCAGGAATAGGAATTGGACCAGTTGTTGCGGTTGCCTGAATACCAGCAGTTGAAATTCCACTACCATCATCAGTATAAGGAAGCTCAGTTGCTAACCAAGTACCAATTTGTCTTGTTTGTACCTCTGGTACAGTATGTTTTGAAGAATCAATATTTTTAAATGACGATGTTTCCACTGCACTTATTCCACCATCATTAGGATCATACCAAGTAACTTTTGTTTCTCCATCATTAACCATCCAACTCTCTGGAATACTACTATAACTCCACATACCATGTGGTGTAACAGTATCCCACCTAGTCTCTTCAGTAATATAATCTCCTGGTTGAAATTGCATCACTGGCATACCAGTAGATGTTGCACCATCAATTCTATCCCAATCATCATCAGATGCATTTCTATGGATATGTTGTGGTACATGATCCTGTCCTAATTTTCTAGGGACAGTATATACTGTGTCATAATAAGCAGGATCTGTCATTGTTATTCCAGTTATCCTTCCAGACATCTCATTAGAAGCTTGCACCTGAAATATAATATTCACATCAGATTTAAACTCTTGTAATGGTTGATCACCCTCATATCCATTTCTACTAATATATGCAAGCACATCTGCTTTTGCTTGTGCTGTTGCATTCTGAGCAGTAAGATCAGCATTAACTCTATCTGCCTCAATATCAACCAATGCTCTTTGATTTAAATCTGGGAGATCAAATAGATCATTGTCATCATATTCAGGATATGAATTAACAATACCAAAATTAACACCAATTACCTGACCTAGAGATGCATCAGGAACTGGACCATATGTATTACCTATTGTCTGTGCTAACAAAGGATATTCTTTAGCTTTTAATTGTTTCATTCCAGCATTACATATAATCCACCCTTTAGGAATACCATCTAAAGTAGTATTAGATGGTGTTGATGTACCACTCCAAGGTATTATTGTACCTATAGGAGCTACTTTAGATGCTTTTACTTTATTGTAGAATGCCATCTATTAAACCTCCATTAACCACCATCCTTGATCAGTTGTCGGGATTCCTACCCGTCCATCTGAAGCTACAGATCCTAAGTATATCAGAGTGAAACCAGCGTTAGGTGTCTGAACTACTAATTCACCTGATGGATATGGTGATGTACGTCCACCAAGTAATGTACCTGTATTATCTCCTTGTATCGCAGTACCAGAAGATTCTGGTGTTCTAATAACTAGAGATGTTTTATAACTTAAATCACCGCCAACTTCAACAATTCTAACTGTGTCTCCAGTAATAGGAGCACTAGGTAGAGTAAGAACTAATGCATCATCAGTTGTTACATTTGCCATGTATATAATGTTAGGAACAAGAATCTTATCAGCAGCATCAGATCCACTAGAAACATATCGTGTATGAATACCACCTGTCTTAGTCCAATAAGGATCTATACCAAATGAAGCAATCTCACCTGTTCTTCTGACACTAAACTCATTAACACCATTGACTCCTAAATTACCAACAGTGAAACTCTTATATGAAGGTGCTGGAGCTAATTCACCAGTACCAGTTACAGTTAGTGACTCTCCACAAGTTACATTACCTAGGTTATCAACCTTAAAGGATTCTGTATATCCAACTGGTTGTTGTAGAATAGTTTCTGGACACCATCCTGGGAATACACTAATGTTACCTCTAATAGTACAACCAGCATCAATCTGAAGGTTACCTGCATGATCAGCGTGACCCTTATCATTTCCAAGATATAATATCCTAGATTGATTAACAGAATCAAATACCTCAATCCTACCACCTGTCATGGTAAGGTCACCAACTAAATCAAGAGCTCCTCTTACGAAACCATAGTTGCCTTCATCAATGTCCTCATCCATCGTGGTTTGATGGACAGTTCCATTCATATTACCATTAACAAGGAAGTAACTGTTAGCAGTAGTATTTGGATCAATATTTTCAAATCTAACCCAGTTAAAGTAATCTAACTTAGTCTGAATAATATGACCTGTTGCAAGTATAGTAGAGAGATATGGAGTTGAACCTCTTTGTCTCTCTTGCATATCAGTGATGATTGAAGTCTCACTGTGCTTCAATAGTCTAGAAACAACATCACCAATAACAAAATCAGTAAGAGGTTTTTCTGTTGTTCCTTCTTGTGCTTTATCACATATCAATACACTTCCCTGTATCTCCTTAACGACCATGATTTCTTTAAATCCTGTGCCGTTAGCCATGTCTGTTTGAGAACCGATCATGACTAGATCATCAACCTTAAAGGCAGACTCACCAGAACCAACATCCTGAACTGTTAACTGTCTATCATACTGAGTATGAGAAGCAACTGCTGCTGCTAATGTTGTTGTACCTCCACCATTCTGTGTGGTTGGATCCAACCAATAAGAATGAACTCTGTAATTTGCTAAAGTAGAATAAGTAGCAACACTTTGAGCAGCAGTCTGTGAAGCTGGATATATCTCTACGATATCTGCTCTACGGAATGTGTTACCAATCTTAGTAGTACCAGTACAAGAATCTACTTCAAATATAGGTTGCTCACTTCCATTAGTTACTAGAAGCTTCTCATTCTTAACAATATAGAACTCTGCTAATGTTACTACAGTACCACCCTGTAACTTAGAGTATACCTTGATAGTATTATTACCAGTAGATTTAGTAATCTCAGTAACATAATTATCTCTATCAGTCTCAAGGATATCTGTTCCTGTAATTGAATCAGCTTTGACTCTTATATTATCACCAAGTTCTACCTTATCAATGTCAGCATCACTAATGCCACGAATATGGTAACTATAGATATTTCCAAAACCAGCATCAGGTGTTACATTACCAGTAATTATTTCGCTCTTATGAGTTGCACATCCACCAGCAAGAGTAATTGATGTATTAACAGTGAAGTCAGCTCCAGGAATATCAGGATTACCAATGGTAACTTCACCAGTAGTTGAATCAACTTCAAATACTATTTGATCAGGAGTACCACAATTAGAAATTGTAAACTTCTGAGATTCCTTATCTAATTCAGTATCAACCTTAATAACTTCACCAAAGTCAGCTATCGTTAATATACCAGGTTGTGTGATAGTACGACCAACAATAACATAATCAATACCACCTCTTAATTGACCACCAAACTCAGCAAGATATACATTATCCTGTGGTCCAGTGCTATCAAGATCTTGTTCTGTCCAAGTAGAATCAAACTGTACATTAACCTTAAACAACGCAGTTGTGTCTGGATGAGTATTAACAACTCCAGTAAATGTACCAAATGGTTGACGCTTAACTGCAATGAACCAAGGTCCAGTTGCAACATTTGTTCTAACTAATCCATTAGGAATAATTTGAACTATTTCAGGATGTCCTGTCGTTCCCACAATAGGACTATCAACAAGGATATAATCTCCTTCAGCAAAATACTGATCACCGTTATTCTTAACTGGCTGATACTTCAATGGTAGATAATATTCATCACCAGTTAAAGTAGGAAGACTATATGATGGATCTAATTGCTGATAAGCAGTTCCATGCCAAGGACCACCACCAACTGTGTCAATCTGGTTGTATCCTTCTTCTGTATTTGCTAATTGAATTACATTCAGAATATCAACATTCTTATTATATGTAACTCCAGCCGTTATAATACCATCATCATGTGCTGTGATGGAAGATCCCATCTGTCCCCTATCACCAACGAAGCTAAAGGAACTAGAACCACCACATAGATGGATATTACTATTAAACTTAGCAGATGCTGCAACTTCAAGTTGGTTGTTAATAGTAGTAACACCACCTTGACCAGCAAGATTAATCTCAGATGCATTTAATGCAAAGTTAACAGTAGAAGGACCACCAGAGTTAGAGAAGAACTCAACAGTACCAGCAGGGCTTGCAAGGTTTACACTATCAGCAATTGTTCTGGCATATCCAAGCCATTGATCACCATCAACTTTAAGTGACTTAGAACCAATCTGTGTATAAGATAAAGACTCACTGCTTGCATAAGCACCACCAATATCTATCTTAGATTCATTAGTTCCTGTTCCATCAATAGTAGATCCAATGTGGATATTACTATCAGTACTTAATCCACCAATCTGAATATGTTGTTCAGAAGTAGTTACATTACCAAGAGCAATATTCTGTGTAGAACCAGCAATATGTAAACCACCTTGGAACGGAGTACCTGCAAGACCTGTGAATCCAGTATCCATTAGGAAATTAAATGTTCCTGTAGTAATATTAGTTCTTACTTCAGCAGTATTAATACCACCTCCACCATGAACTTCAATATCCTGTTCAAACTTAGCATCATTAGTATATCTTGATAAACCATCAACAACTAGAGCTCTGTCTAGTTCTGCACTGGATACATTAATACCAACTGCTTGTTTGGCAGTAGAAATTCTAAATGTTGCTTCGTAATCTGGTTGACCACTTTCACCACCAACTAAGAATGCATTCTCCTCCATCATAAACTGACGTTGGTCATTAGGGAAGTTGGTTACAAAGTTCATGGCTTTAACACCACTAATAAATGCATTACCAACAACATCTAAGTTAGCACGTGGAGTTGTTGCAGTATCAACAAAGTTAGTCTGCCAAGCATTACTACCAGCACGTTCTACGGTGTTAATACCAACCTTATAATCACCAATAGTCTCAGTTTCTGTTCTTATTGCTTCAGCACCAAGTACAGCTACTTCCTTCCAATCAGAAGTAGAGAATTCCATTGTTGCATTAGGCTCAGAAGCCCAGAGTCTTGTAGTATCACCACTGATACTTGCTCTTGCTTGAGGAATAGCAATCTTAATCCAATCATTAGAACCTTGGAAACTAGAAGCATCAATTGGATGTACATCATTAAAGATATTATCACTCAATCCACCAATTCTAATACTAGAACCAGAAGTGATTTCTAATTGGTCATTAGTTACATTATTCTGCCAATTAATTTGAACGATAAGAGTACCATTACATGTTATACTCTCAACCTGACCTCCAAGATCTCTGTAGTAATTAGCAAAGACCCATCCAAGAGAACCAGATCTTCCTACTTCACTACCCTTAAAGAGAACATCACCAGTTAAGGGACCACCAGCATTACCATACTGTACAATCTGACTTGCATTCCAAGTACCAGCTTGATCTGGACTTACATTTGATCCAACAACAGGAGATCCGCTACTAGCATGGTTCTGGAACCTATATCCTTGAGCAGCACCTTGAGAACCACGTGGGTTGATCTGGAATACAGATGCAGAAATTCTATTCCTAGTCAATACAATATGACCAAGAGTACCATATGGATTTCTTTGTTGTGCTGCTGTATCTAATGATCCATCATCACCATAAGAAGGATCTACGTTAGAAACTATAGTGAGAGATTCTTTACGAACCTGTCCTTCTATAACAATAGAAACTGGTGAGTTAAATGTACTTGTCTTATCACCATCATCACCACCAACAACTGTAATATACTCATTGAATGTTACAGGAGTATCAAATGTAGTAACGAGGTTACCAATATCCTCTTCATCATCCTCAGAATCAACAAGCTTAGCAGACTCTAGGAATTCTTCTTCACCAGTAATAGCATCAATCTTACGGTTACCAATGTATAGGTCACCATTAGAGTTAAGACCAGTGTAGAATACTAAACCACCATC